GTCGCACCGTTGCCCCTGACGCGCAGCGTCGGGATCGGCTCGGGCGGTGTCGGCGCTTCCGCGGTCACTCGCTTGTCCTGTCCCGCTGTCCACGCAAGGCCCTCTTTTTCGCCCTTCGGCGGTGTGGCGGTAGGCGCGGCGGGCGTGGCGGGCGCGGGCTTGTCCGCCTTCGCGGCCTTTTTCTCGCCCGCGCCGATCATCGTCCTCCGCATCAGTGTGTTGATCGCCCAGTCCGCGCAGTATGTGCAGAAGTCGAGCTTTGCGATCTCCCTGCCGCCCGCGCCGCTGGCCGTCACGCTCACGCGCTCAAGACCGCTCATCCCCGCGATGACCCGCCCGCACCGGTCACAATAAACCTGCACCATCCCTCAGCCCTCCTTCGGCTTGCCGTAACTGCAAAAATCGAGGTTTTCCCGCACCGGCGTGAAAATGCTGCCGTTTCCGTAGCGCAAGATCGAGTGCGGGCAGTGGCAATATACGCCCTTCGTGCCGTCCGTCCGGTCGTAGGCCTCTCCGTACTCGCAGTTCTTGCAGTACGGTGCCGTCACGGTGCGCCCTTCTTTGTCGGCCTCGGCCAGCTCGCGCAGGCGGTCGGGCGTGGTACCCAGCGCCGCCGAAGCCACCTTGACGAACATCGGGATCGAGATCGTCGCCGTGATATCTTCTGCCGTTATGCCTGTGTCCTCGTAGGCAGCAAGCGCGCTGTAGAGCTGCCGAATGATCTGCCGCAGCACATCCTTCGATACGCCGTTCAGCACCGGACCGTTCAGAATCAGGTCCAGCAGCTTCGGCTTCATGCCTTCAAGGTCAGCGAGCGGGCCGAGATACCGGTCCACGCTCTCGTCCACTCTGACTTCTTCGTTCGTCAGTCGCTTCATGCTTCATTTCCTCCTGTTCCGCCGCGCATCCCTGCGCCGCTTTTTCTGCGTG